GGCGGCTATCCGCCCCTTTGATGGCTGCCATCGAGAAAATGTCGCGTCGCCAGCGCGATAGGGTATTAAACGATGCTGAACGGGTAACAGCGCTTGCAAACGACGTTGGCCAAGCTGCTCTTTATAGCGTGGCGCAAAATCCTGCTTTTCTGGACGATCTTGCCAATCCTCATGCACGATCCCTGTGGATGTTCATCCGAGATCAAAGCCGCTTCATCCAAGCTGAGGAGGTTCGTTTCACAGAGGACCGCCGCCGCGGGAAGATGTGGGCGGGTTACATGACCGATGCTGGCGTGGCCTTGCGGCGGGATGAATTTTCACGGCAGGCTTTCGTTAATGCGATCAAAGCATTCTCTGGCGCGAGCAATGTTCAGGTGGATATTTTTGATCGCGTGCGCATGACCCTTGATGGCGATGACTGTGATCTTGTTCAGGTGACAATCTTCCGCGAGGGTCGTCCCGACGATTTGTTGCGCTTTAACGAAACGGGCGCTCTTGTGCGGCAGGCCTATCGCCCTGTCTTCGAGGCAGCTGTGACCTATGAGCCCACAAGCGGGGGTATTGAGGTGATCGCGAATGATACGGTGACGCGCGGTGAAATCGTGAAGGCCACAGTCACGCACTTGCTCGGTATTCAGTTTAAAGACAATCGCCTGCCGCTTCGCTGCTACGATCTTTCCGGACTTTTGACGCCCCATGACTTTCCGGTGGATCCGGAGGACGGGATTGAGAGTGTCGAAGTGCGCGAACTGCGTCTCATGCCGATCGACGACACCGATTTCAGGGTAACGCTGGAGAAGCCTGCGCGCGCTGACAAGACGATCTGGACGAAGGCTGATGAGTGTTTTGGTGATCGCACGCCCTTGGGTGACGGGTATGTTGTTACGCGGGCTAAAATTGCCGTGAAGCTTGCGCGCAGGCCCGGAGGCGATGCGCGGCGCACGCTGGCGCTGACAATCACTTGGCCGCATGGTTGCGATCTGAAGGATCGCACCGCAAGCGAGCAGATGATCGGCGAGAAGTATCTTCGCCGTTGGGGGGTTCTGGTCGATGACTTGCAGCTCTTCGAGGATTGATCTGGCTGCTCGTCGGCTGCTTTTTTCCATTGCCGGGACCCGCGACGCGCGGGTTTCAGCTATGGCGCTTGCGCATATGCGCGACGCTGGCAAGGTGCTTATGGATGCCGGACTGCTCGTGCAGCGCGGTAGCGCGATGTCTGTCATTGCCGAAGACGACTTGGACGACACCCTAACATCTGTTATCTCACATCCGCTCACTGGCGATTATGGGCATCTGGGCGGTTCTATATGGCAGAACGAGCGTACGAGCGCCTGCCGGCGGTTTTATGCGTTGGACATGGCAGCAGCAGCTCGGCGGGTGGTGGCCCGGCTCGACTGCTCGCTTGGTGATGATCCCGTGCCGTGTCTCGACGGCGCGGTGCTGGATTTCGGGACGGTGCGATTGCCGAAGCGCAGGGCACGTGTTGGGATCTGGGTCGCCCGCGGTCTGACGACGCCGGCCGTGTTCGAGGATTTCCGCCACCTTGTTGCGCGCCGCCCGGCCGACGGGCTTCGTGTGGTCCTCTTTCTCGACCCTCCGGATCGGCATCGCTTCTCCTTTACACGGGGCTATGAATTCGTCGCGCTGGCAGATGTGATTGAGCATGAGGATGGTCTTGCCGTAGCCCCCGAAGTCTTAACTGCACGCCTCATGAAGGGCCCGTCCCACAAGGGGCCCGTCTGGGTTTCTGGCGATGGCGGCGTGCTGATCGTGCACGGCAAGTGGCACGAATTCACTGGTGGCAAGCAGAAGATTGCTGTCGCCATGCTCGCCGAAGCTTGGCTCAGTGGTGATCCAGTGCTGTCGGTTACGCGGATCATTGAGGAAGCCGAGTGCGGAAATTCGGTGAAGCGCTTGAAAGACCTCTTCGGCGGTCATCCCACGTGGAGGGACGTCATTCGGGAGAGCGGTTCAAACTGTTGGCTCGAAGTCTGACACTGCGAAAATCGTGATCATCAGGCCGCCCTTTGGGGCGGCTTTTTTCGTTTTCGGGGGCCGGATTTGCATTCCTCCCCTCTCCCCTCCCTGGCTCCTCCCGTTTTCCTCCCACGCCATGGGCGATGGTCCTTCGCAGGGATTCGACCAAACGCGAAGGATAACCAGATGACCATCAGACATTTAAACCAGATCGAGCTGGCGGCTCGGTTGAACATAAGCCCACGCACATTGGAACGTTGGCGTTGGACGGGGGAGGGGCCTCGTTACATGAAAGTCGGCGGCCGGGTGGTTTACCGCCTGGAAGACGTCGAAGGCTACGAGGATAGCCAGCTGCGCAACAGCACGGCTGAAATCTCGTCAAAGCCTGCGGCTTGAGGGGATCATCATGAACATCCCCAATCACATCACGCTGGCTGACATCCACCACATGCCGGTTGGCAAGATCGCAGCACTGCCTGCTGATCAGCTGGCAATGCTGAAGGATGCTGCCGATCATCAGCTCACCCAGGCAAAGACAGTCGCGGATTGGCTCGATGGTGCCATCTCCCTGAAATACGCCGACCGCGCCACCGAATGCCGCAATGAGGCGAGCAAGGACACCGGCACGATCCGCTTTGAAGATGGCGGCGTCACTGTAATCGCCGATTTGGCGAAACGGATCGACTGGGATCAGGCGAAACTCGCTCAGATCGCTGAAAACATCGCCTCGTCTGGCGAAGACCCTGCGGAGTTCATCGACACCAAGCTGACGGTATCCGAGCGCAAATACACGGCGCTGCCGGAGTCCTGGCGCAAGGGATTTGAGCCTGCGCGCACGGTCCGGACCGGCAAGCCCAAGTTTCGGTTTGAATCAAATGGGGGTGCAACATGACGGCTCTGACCCCCATCCTTGATCCTGTCCGGGATCTGCCCGGCCTGATCGACCGTGCGGCCAGAATGTTGGCAGGCGCCAAGACTGCGGCCGAAGTGCTGGAGGCGCGTGAATTTGCAGGGCTGGCCTATGACGCGGCCAAACGCGCCTCGCGACTGCACCGGGCCAAATCCGCCCATGACGAGCTGATTGCGGCCGCCCATCGCGCGCAGGCTGATGCGCTGGAGATCGAGGCCGCCGCAAAGCGCCGCCTTGCTGATGAATATGATGCAGCGCAAGCGCGAGGTGAGGTGGCCACTGGAAACCGGACCAAGGACTTTGGCGTTGCAGATCTCAACGCCAAACCTGCGACTGCCTCCGATCTTGGACTGCGCCGTGACCAGATCCACGATGCGCGGCTGATCCGCGACGCGGAAATGGCAGATCCCGGCATCATCCGCCGCACGCTCGACGAACGCTTGGAGCATGGCGAGGAACCAACCCGCACAGCCCTGCGCAGAATGGTGACGGATGCGGCCATGCGTGGCTTGCGCCCGCAGCGCAGTCCGAGCCGGCGCAATCCTCTCTATGTCCCGCCCACACCTGAACAGGCGGCCTGGCAGCATGTGACTGGTACGTTTCGGGCCTTTGCTGAATGGGCCTCCGACGACAACCTGACCCTTGCCCGCAAGGGCATGCGGGAGGCGCAGAATATCCCGTTTCACGACCTCGATGCCAAAGCCATCGCGCAAGGGTCGGCAGCTTTCACAACAATCAAGGAGTGGTTTGATGCTTGATAGCCAATCAGCGGCTTTTGCCGAACGCGTCTGGGATTACGCATCCCGTCTGGGCAACAACGCCCCCAAGATCGCCGATGACATGATGGAAGCGGCTTTCCCGCTAACCTGTTCGCAGGCCCGCGAAGAGGGCGCGCTGCGCATGCTGCGCACCGGGATCATTTCCGAGGTCAAGCGCATCCTGCGCAACCGCGATGACGGATTGGGCCAGTCAGATTTCGCAGAGGTCTGCGAGGCCTTCGCGCCACTGGTGAAAAAGTTGCGATCAAAATCGTACTTCGTTGAAAGCGCGCAGGAGTATGTCGGCATACCCGCTCTGATTGCTGAGCCCGAATTGCTGGATGACGCACGCCGGTTCATGCGGCGCAAAGGCATCGAATGCCTTGGTGAAGCCAACCGTCTGGATGCGCTGTTTATGGCCGTCACAGCGGAAGCGGCTGAGGCTGCGCCAATGATTTCTCATCCCTCCATGCCCCAATCAGAAGGAGTCCACTGATGGCTATTTCTCTTGCATCCCTGCGCACCAACACTGCACTGACGCCCCCACGCATCCTGATGCACGGCGTGGCTGGTGTCGGCAAATCCACCTTCGCGGCGGAGGCTGACCGGCCTGTGTTCATCATGACCGAGGATGGGCTCGGCAAGCTGCAGGTTCCACATTTCCCCCTCGCGACCAGCTATGTCGAGGTGGCGGAAGCGCTCGACGCCTTGCTGGTTGAGGAGCACGACTATGGCACGGTCGTCGTGGATAGCATCGACTGGCTAGAGCCGCTGATCTGGACAGAGGCGTGCAAACGCAACGGCTGGCAGTCGATCGAAACACCGGGCTTTGGCAAAGGCTATGCTGAAGCACTGACCGTCTGGCGCGAATATCTCGATAAGCTGAACGCGCTTCGTGATCGCAAGGGCATGGTGGTCATCCAGATTGCCCACACCGATATCAAGCGGTTCGACAGCCCCGAGCACGAACCTTACGACCGATATATCGTCAAGTTGCAGGCCCGCGCATCGGCGCTGCTCCAAGAGCATTCCGATGTGGTGCTTTTTGCGAATTACCGGATTTCGGTCGCCAAATCTGATGTCGGCTTCAACAAAAAGGTGACCCGGGCGCTCGGGTCCGGTGCGCGTGTCATGCACACCGAAGAGCGCCCCGCCTTCCTCGCCAAGAACCGTTACGGCCTGCCGGACACGCTCGATCTCAGCTGGGAAGCGTTCATGGCGGCTATGCCTCAATCTTAATAATGCACCAGAAAGGACACGATTATGGCACGTTTTGATACGTCATTTGACGCGACCAGCGTTGAACCCACCACGCCCATGGAATTGCTACCCGCAGGCAAATACCGCGCCCAGATTGTTGAGAGTATCCGTCTTGATCAAGCTCTTTTTTCCTCCCAATTTCGATCTGCTTTGATGAGGGCATTGGCAAGTTCGATGAGCTTTCGCATGAGCGCAGTAAGAGCGAC